ACCGACATTACACCCTAGATTTTTAGATTTTTTAAAATATCTTAAAAGTCATAATCAATGGACAATGGTAACATCAAATGGAACCAGAGATCATAAATACTGGACAGAGGCAGTTAAGTATATGAATAGTATTAATTTAAGTGCTCACTTTGATGGATTATTAGATGAAAAAGATGAAGATCGTTTTGTGAAAAATATTGAATCAATTTGTAAACATTTTGACGAACATAATGATGATCATTGGCTAGAGATTAAATTAATGGCCCCACCACAATATATAGATAGAGCATTGAGACTTAGAGATAAAATCAAGTCATTGGGCACATTAGATAAACTTGGCGCCAATAATAGAATAAAAGGTATGATTAGTCTTGTACCAATTAGAGGACTTGGCGATAGTGGTATACTAGTTGAATATACAGAAGAACAATTAGATATTTTTAGGACACAATAATCATGAATTTACAAGAAATACATCGACTGATAGACAAGCATTTGCCAATGGTGAGATTTGAAGATTTAAAAGTAATAATTGAACTTTTGAATTATACAAAACCTAACTCTATTTTAGAATTAGGCACCGGCACCGGCGGGTGGATATTATCTATCAACGAAGCTCTAGACCACGATATGTCCTTTATCGGATATGAAAATTTTAAATGGGATAGTATTGGTCAACAGTTTACGGATATTAAACAATTAGAAACTCAATTACATCTGATATCAAAAAATAATAAAATTACATTAAAAGACAGTGATGTAACTAAGTTAGATAATTTAGAGTTTAATGGTCAGTTATTTGATGTAGTAAGATTAGATTGTTTAGAAGAAAGCAATGATATCGATAGATTATTTTACAAAATATTTCCTTACACATCGGATAATTGTATTTTTTTAGTAGATGATATAGTACCAAATAATTGCCCAAATAGATTTTTAACCTACATGAATAAAGTAGGCGACGGCATATTAAAACCAATCTGGTTTGGTAATAAAGAAGGCGCATGGTGTAAATACTCTTATAACCACAATCCATTACTAGATCATGTAATATTTCATATCAAAGATGAGATATCATACAGTGACAATCTCATACATTGGTACAATAAACAAGAAAAATATTTACAGACTAGAGGGTCGATTTAAAATATGAACTACTACGAAATAATAAAAAACAGCACTAGCCACTTGGATAGGTGCGAAGTTGCTTCGGCAACAGATTGCCCTATTGACCTACTAACAATGTTTATCACCCATGACAGTGAGATCGATGTGGTAAGAGCAGCTGCTCTAAATTTAGTATGTTCAGCTGAGTTGCTTAAGATTGCTGCTACCAGATTTCCTGAGTTTGCTGGTGACGAATTTTTAGCAATGCGAGAAAAGAAAAAGCACCAATATTTAATTTTAAAAGAAATTGAAGAACTTGAACAAACATATGGTAATTTGTTAGTTAATGATCGAGATGAAATTATTAGAAAACATATCCTAAAAGAAAATTACATTGATCATGCATCGTCACATTTAGGGATTAGTCCCGAAGAATTTAAATCTAGAAATTTAGTTAATTTTGTAAATCCTGATGTACAATGGGCAGATACTGATAAGTTTAGAGTTGCTATGATTATTGCTCCTGCTTGGGGGGTTCTTTTCCCGCCATATAATATTGCTAAATTAACAGGATTAATGCGTAGTCAAAAATATAGCGTAAAGGTATTGGATCTTAATATAGAATCATATCATAGATTAAAAAGTTTACATGGAGAAGATTATTGGAGGTCTGAAAGATATTTCTTATGGCTAGATCAAGTTAATTTTGAAAAATATTTGCTACCAGATTTAGAACCATTGTTTGATAGAATTATTTTAAACTTATCAATAGAAAAACCTAAAGTTGTGGGATTCTCTATCTATAATACAAACTTTCACGCAACTATGTATTTGTTAAAGAAACTAAAAGAAGTATTGCCGAATACTTGTTTTATTGCAGGCGGCCCTGAAATGGCTGAAAGATATAATTGTTCTTACGATTTACCTAAAGACTTTAATTACATTTTTGTTGGAGAAGCTGAAGCTAGTCTAATAGAATTTTTAAATGAAGTTCCAAGTATAACAACTTATGAAAAAGGTAAAGTTATTGGTACTACTACTAGTAGATTAAATTTAGATGAATATGCATATCCTGATTATTCTGATTATATATTATCAAATTATCAAGAAGGATCGGGAATCAGTGCGGAAACTTCTAGAGGATGTGTAGCACAATGTAGTTTTTGCTCAGAAACATACTATTGGAGATTCAGAAGTTTAAGTCCAGAGAGAACAATTTCAGAGATTGAACATCAAATTAAAAATTATAATATTAACAGAGTTTGGTTTGTAGATAGTTTAATTAATGGGGATCTAAAAAGTTTTAAGAAACTAGTTGATTTAATTTTAGAAAAAGAATTAAAGTTTAAATGGAATAGTTATGCCAGATGTGACGGAAGAATGACTAAAGAATTTATTCAAAAAATTGCAGACAGTGGATGCAATTGTCTAAGCTACGGAGTCGAGAGTGGTAGTCAAAAAATATTAGACAATATGAGAAAAAAAATTGAAGTATGGGAAGTTGAGAACAATCTCAGAGATACTAGTGATGCTGGAATTTTTGCACATATAAACTGGATGATTGGATTTCCAACCGAAGATGCAATTGATTGGATGCATGGTCTACAATTATTGTTTAATTGTAGAAAACACATACATGCTATTAGTGTGGGATACGGTGCTGGTGCTGCTCCTGGAAGTCATATGAAAGAAGACCCTGACTATTATGGAATAAATTTTGATTATTTTCTAGATAATTGGAGAGACGAACATTATACAAATACTCAACTACATAGATTTTTACGCATAAAACTTACACATATATGGTTAGCTATTATTAATAAGAATTCTAATGAAAAAATACATGATGCGATTTCATACGCAAGTCTGGATAATTTTTATACTATTAGTGGTCTTGGTAATCCTAAGATAGACTATGATCCTGCTGATAATTATGTTGTATTTCCTGCAACAAGTTTTGAAATCAGTATGGAATCTGAATATCTTGCATTCTTTTATGTAATTTACAAATATTTTGGTGCATTTTCTATTAATTTAAAATCTGATCCCGGATCAGATAAAGCTGTATTTGGTAAATTTATTGCGGCAAATTATGTCAGTAAAGTATTTTTCGAAGTTAACGATAATGGAGATTATACTTTTAAAATTAATCATGAGTTTTCTCATTCATCACCTGATGATGTTGAACGAGAAGAAAAATATAAAAAAGAAAGAGAAACACGAGACATGAGCTTTTCTAAAGAAAGATCAGAACATGGAAATATTCAATCCTGGATTTCAACTGTTTCACAAGTTAAGTCGTCAATTAAGCCAGCAAAGAAAAAATTTATGTTAAAACAGGAATAAAATTTAAATGATACCCGATAATAAAGTTTTTTGCATGGCGCCATTTATTCATACATATGTAGAACCTACTGGATCGGTTCGTCCATGTTGTGTTGCACAGTCGGAGACTTTTGGAAATATTCAAGAAGATTCTATAGAAAATATTTGGAATAACAACAAGTATAAAACGATTAGACTAAGAATGATCAACAATGAGCCAAGCCCAGAATGCAAAAGATGTATGACTGAAGAATCGTGGAGCAATCAGTCTATGAGATTGGCCATGAATAATTTGTACTCTGATCAAATTGATATAGTTAATTCTGTAACATCAGACGGGGAATTACCAAATATTCGGTTACTAAGATGGGATTTTAGATTTAGTAATCTATGCAATCTAGCATGTATTGGTTGTTCTCCAGAATACAGTAGTACATGGTCTGATCTAGCAACACAAATGTACAATGTAAAACAACCTATATTTTTAAATAACAAAAATCATATGCAACAGTTTTTAGATACAGTGTTTAATTCTAGTATTGATTCAGTTAAACAAATCTACTTTGCCGGAGGAGAACCATTAATTCAATGGGAACATTATGAAGTATTGAAACAATTACTAGATCATGGTAATTTAGATTCAATTGAATTTTCCTACAGTACCAATTTAACTAGTTTAAATTTTAAAGGAACTAACATATTGGATTATTGGACCAAGATGAAGAAATTATCAGTTTGTGTAAGCATTGATGAAGTAGATGAAGATCGCTTACACTATATACGTTATCCATCTTCAATGGATAAACTACTACCAAATTTAAAATTATTAAAAGAGAATTTAACTACTCAAGAACAAACATACACTATTACACCAACTTGGAGTATACTAAACACTCATCGGATAAAAGAGTATATGGAGTTTCTCTTAGAGAATGATCTATTACCTAATTCATTTAGCGTTCAATCAAAATGGGAACATGACTTTCATTTAATTATAATGTTAGATCCAGATCGTCTGTCAGTTGGTGCCAGTAGTCCAGAATGGAAAATAGAGTTACATAAGAAAATTACCGAGTATCAAGAATGGTATAAGAGTACTCTAATACCTTTAAAACATAAAGGTGTACGAGATGTTTGTATCAAAGTTCTGGATCAGAACATTGAAAGATTTCATAGTGCTATTGATCGAAGTGGCAGTTATGGATTAGCCGACTCGATACTGCTAGAAAGACAGACTGGACAAAAACTTTTCCTGAGCTATCATGGCACTTAAATAAACACAATTAATATGGCAAACATTATATGTGTAACTTGCAGGCGAGACTTTTCTGATTTTAAAAGACAAGTTAAAAGTTTTAAAAAACATCTTCAATTAGATCATTCCATTACTTACATAATAGAAGATGCAGATAATATAGACCCATATGTTGAATTTATTAACTTATCTAGCATTAAAAATAATATAAAAATATTTCCTAGTACTAGATTTATACCTAAAGATATTATAGCACACGGGCATATAAAACAACAACTACTTAAATTATTAGCATCTGCTGGTTCAGCCGAAGAAGAATGTTGGGTTATTGATTCAAAAGATTTTTTAGTTAGTAGTCCTGATACGAATAGTATTGATCCGTTCTCTGCTATCGAAGCTGACCCGACTCGTGACCCGCACTTCTTTTTAAAAGACAAGTACTGTAAAAAGTTTAATTTTAAATACGTTGATAAATTAAGTTTACCATGGACTCCATTTAAATTAATAAAATCAAATGTAATAGGTTTAATAAACTTATTAGGAGCAACAGAGTTTACAGAATGGTTTTTATCTGAGCCGGAACAATGCGAATTTTATCTTTATCAACTGTACTGTTACTCTAACGATTTACCCATTGAATTCAAATATAAAGAAACCGTAATCAAACTTTGGCCTTATATAATTAGTAATACTCCCAGTGTAGATTATCTAGAACTTGTTAAAGACAAACTAACAAAAGAAGGGGTACAGTGGATTTCTAAGCATAGATGGGCACATCATTCTTGGAATGCCGAAGTGATGAGTGTATGGAAAGATATTATATCTCTAAGTGATTTAACAGAATACGATGTTTTCTTTGAAGAAGATAAGCATGAATTTATAGAATTTGTTAATCGCAATTGCAAAATTAAGGAATAAAATGAATTGGTTTGAAAAATTAAGTGCAGCCACTCACTGTGAAGAAAGAGAAAAAATTGCACAGGATCTCAATTGTCCTGAGAATCTTTTAGAAATTTTGATCAAAGAAGATGTAGAAGAAACTGTAATTGAGGCTGGTATTACTAATATCAATTGTCCAGATTATCTTAAAGAAATTGGTCAAACTAGACTTCAGGAGATTCTGAGACGAAAGAGCGAAGAAACAAACTCTAGCATGTGTCCTATACCATGGACTCATATTGGAATCCAACAAAATGGTGACTATAGAATCTGTTGTCAGGCAATATTTGCCCCGTTTGGCAAATTAGAGACCAATGGTGAATTATTAAATATAAAAAATATTGATATCAATCAAGCAAGAAATCACAAAGCGTTTAAGTCTTTAAGATTACAGATGTTAAAGAATCAAAAACCAAATGAATGTACATTATGTCATACTGAAGAAAAATCTGGACTCAATAGTAAACGAATTTTTATGTTGAGAAAATATGACGTTAGTACATATAAAGACCTTACTCATGAGGATGGAACAATTGACATTGATCAATACCCATTGCGATACATTGACATTCGATTCGGAAATTTATGTAATTTAAAATGCAGATATTGTGGCCCAGGAGACAGCAGTTTATGGTACGAAGACTTTATTAAGTTACATAAAACTAACATTATTAATTATTATGGGACAAAACAGTATCCGATTGTTATGAATAATAATAAATGGGAAATAGATAGTTTAGATTTTAATTGGTATGAAGATGAAAAATTTTGGAATTGTATCAAGACATTGTTTCCCTATATAGATAGATATTATTTCACTGGTGGTGAACCAACCATCAACAAAACTCATTATGAACTATTACAATTAATAATTGATGGAGGATATAGTGACAAAGTTACATTAGAGTATAATTCTAATATGGTTGCTATACCTGAAAAATTATATAATCAATGGGATCAGTTTAAAGAAGTTAGTATTGGATGTAGTATTGATGGATATAAAGAGTATGCAAACTATCTAAGATATCCTTCTAAATGGGACGATTTAGAAGTTAATCTAGATTATTTAGGATATAGATCAAATAAAAATATCGTTGGTGGATTGTCAACTACCATTAACGTTTACAATGTTTTAAACTTTTTGGATCTATCTGAATGGTTACTCAATAAAAAATATACTAGAATTAAAAATATTCCTAGTTATCATGTGTTAGAGAGTCCAAGTTCAATGAGTATACAAGTTTTACCTATAGAAACAAAACAATTTATAAAAGAACAGTATCAATTATTTTACGATAAAATTGATCAAATTCATGGTACTTCAATTGGAGATCGTATTAAATTGGCATTTAATGGAATTATAACTTATATGTTTGCCAAAGATAATAGTCATTTACTATCATCATTATCAGAAAAAACTAAATCATTGGATGTAATTCGAAATCAAAAAATATCAGATATTATACCATGGTTGTCCGATATACTTGACAAACATTGTTAAGTATATCCAGTATTATAATAAAGGAATCATATATGATTATAATTAACTTCTTCAAAAAATTAGTCAGAGAATATAGATTAAAAAAACGTCTGAAAGAACTACGTAAAAAAGATCCATTTATATACAAATGATTCATTGGGGCGTAAATGCATTAAATCATGAACATGGAATTGCCGTATTTAAAGATAATAGATTTATTGACAATTATGTTGGTCAACATGATCAAATATCAAGATTAAACATTGATCTATCATTTGAACACGGAATACCAGATAGAATTTTTTGGTATGAAAATCCTTGGATAAAAAAGATTCGTCAAATATATGCGGGTCAATATAATAGAGCATTTGATTTTAGTGTATTACCAAAAAATTATATGAATTTATATACAGCGGCACCTATTACTTATACTTCACATCATGCTAGTCATGCAGCGACTGGGTATTATACAAGTCCATTTAGTAACTGTGCAATTGTAGTTCTTGATGCAATAGGAGAATTTGAATGTGCTACAATTTGGCAAGCTAAACACGATGAATTACATAAAGTATGGAGTCGCAGTTATCCAAATAGTTTAGGATTATTTTATAGCGCATTTACTAAGTTAGTCGGACATACACCAATCAAAGACGAATACTTATTACAAAACATGGCAGAATTGGGCGATTCTACGAGATATTATAATCTTGTATTAACATATATGAACGGGCTGATTCAATCACAAAATCTTCATCGTGGCGTATCTGATTGGCCTCACGAGATTAAAAATTTACAAGATAAATGTGACATTGCCGCGGCTGTCCAACGAGTATTTGAAATTCAAATTGAATCAGTTATGATAAAAGCCAAACAGTTAACTGATTCAGATTCATTAGTTTATATGGGTGGTTGTGCTATGAACAGTAAAACTAATAAAGACATTGTAGAACCAATGTGGAAATATATATGGTCATTACCAAATCCAGGTGATGAAAGTAGTGGTATAGGAGCGGTATTATATCATACTAAACATCGCGTATCTGATCATCAATGGAATTCGGTTAAACATATTACTATCAAAGTTTAATCATTACTTACGCCAGATACTCATATATCTGGTATATTTGTTAGTATGAAATTGATCTGAGAATAATGGATCATATACATTGTTCATATTCTCAAAATCATTTAAATTTTGACTACATCTAATATGTTCTGGACAATCAAAAAAGTTATTGCCCTGAACTACTACTAAACTTCCTGGGCAAATCATATTGAACCACTTATCGTATGTAGTTTGCTCTACATGTTCACTACTAGTATTGACTACTACATCTGAGGTAATACCCCAATCATAATCATATGATGACATATCTTCAGTAATTGCTTTGAATCTCCATCCATCCATTTCATATGGTTTGTTGATAGTATCTGCTATCTTTTCACACCATGGATCTAAATCAATACTACGAATCTTGTTAACTGGTAAATGTTGAAACATCATACTGGCTAATATTCCAATCCATCCTCCAAATATATATACGTTACTTGGTTGATTCATATATTGTTTTAATGTATTTACTAACCAAGCTTTACTCTGAAGTTGTCCAGCCCAAACTGAATCTAATGCACGAGTACGTTGATCATCTGGTAAATTTCTAATAGCGTTAAACCAATATATTAAATCATTGGTATTGATTGTGAGTGATTGACTTGTCATGAATGTATTTATTTTTTATTACACACACCGTTAAGTAAATATTCATATGAATAATAATGAGTTAGAACGTAGACGTAAATTGTGGGAACAAGGATTTTGGGAAATTCCAAGTGGAATAAACACTGATAATTTTGATTTTTCGTGGAGACCCGATATGTATGATCGTCCATATGTTCATGAATTTGGAACTCAGTGGCAACGAACCGGCGGTCCAAGATTTGTAGTACCAGAATATGAGGGTATAAAATATAGAGATGAACAATTTGTTAACAAATTGTCATCTGACAAGAATTTTAAGATTCTAGTAGATTATAATTTAGAATTTGATTATAGTTGGCATCCAGATGATAACG